ACCCTATGTATTCTTTATAAGGCACTGGAAGAGGTTCTAGATCCCAATACACCTTATGATAAAGTGATTATGGTACGTTCTATCGTACCAACTCGTGACATTGGTTTTCTTAAAGGTTCTGTTGATGAGAAACAGTCTCATTATGAGAAACCTTATAAGTACATGATTAAAAAGCTGTTTGAGGTTAATACCGAAGAGGAGTATGAACTTCTTTATGGTAATCTAAAGAATCAGAAATCCTTCTACTTTATGTCTACCAGCTTTATTCGGGGTATGACTTTCGATAACTGTATTCTTATTGTTGATGAGTTTTCTAACCTTAATTCACACGAACTTGATAGTATTATTACTCGTATCGGTAATAATTGTAAAATGCATTTTTCTGGTGACCTTGATCAGTCTGATCTTACAAAGGTCAATGAAAAGCACGGAGCAGCAGAGTTCCTTAGAATCCTAAGGCAGATGGATGAGTTTGAATTTATTGATTTCCAGATTGAGGACATTGTTCGTTCTGACATTGTGAAGAATTACATTATCAAAAAGAGCGAACTGGGCATCTCATTGTGACACTTGACTAACTGGCCTACTTGACAAACCTGGCCCTTTGTGTTAGACTTAGGGCCAGCCAAACAAATTCAAATCCTGTTTGGTGTAATCTCTTTAACCCTATTTTGTTTCTATTATGAAAAATTCAGATTTTGCAGTATTGATGTGGGCGATTTATTACAGTGCTGCTAACCCTTCTGATAACGGATTGGCTATTTTACTCTGGGGTATTGCTTTCTTTGTATTTTTTATCTTGGAATTAATTAATGATAAATCAGAGAATTCTCGAAAAAAAGCTACATTCTTAGAGCTTAAAAACGCTGTTGATTTAATCGAAAAAGAATCTGGATTGACTAACAGTTCACAACAAGTTTCTGAGGCCTGGGATTTAATTCGTACTAATCTTTCAATCGAAAAGAAAGAGTCATGAACATCATTATGAATCAACCTAATTTTCGTGAATTATCTAATGATTAAAAAAAGTTTAAAAGTCTACGACCGGCTCTTATGTTTTCTAGGTTTTCATCAGTGGAGTTATAAGCTCAGCGAAGTTGGTTATGTTCTACTAGATGGCTGGCCACTAGGCACAAAATGCAGCATTTGCGGTAAGCACCATCCCCGCCCGATTTTATTACACCCTAATCAATTTAAGGAAGATTCTAACGAGTCTCATAGTAAATCTATTCGACTAGAAATTCGTGCGGAGAATAAATTTATGGATGCACTTACCGATCTTGCTAATAGAACAGGAAAGTCTAAGGCTGAGGTAATTGTCGATGCTTTGAACTTTTATGAGAACGCTCTAAATGAACATGATTCAAAAATCAATAACGTCTCATCTAACACTTGATTCATTTTAATGACAATGGAAAACCCTATTATTGAGATTCAAGGGACCCTAATCCCTGCAAGCGAAATCATTGCTATTTGCCCGGTTTATTTAAAGAGACTTAATGACTATAATAGCCTTTATGAATTTAATGTTACCACAAGAACTAATGGTAGCTTAGTCTGGCGAAGTCAATCATTTAATGAAACTGCAGCACTATACAATAATACATCACAACTTATCAGGAAAAATGCAGAAGAGATTCGAAATAAATTAATTCAATTATGTTGGCCTGAAAGTTCCCTGTTTGTTTTAACCCAATTGTCAATCGAAAACCACGGAATTATTCCTTCACCAAAAAATAGTGATAACCCAGATGCAAAAGAGATTTGACATTTACTTAACTGATGAGCTTGCGGAAGACATAAAAACCATTGAAGAACAAACGGGTCTTTCTCGTGGTGAAATTTTCCTTAGGGCAATAACGCTATACAAAAGAGCAAAACAACAACAATTAGACGGTGGCAATGTTCTTCTTCGAGATTCTAGTGGTGGGTTGCTAGAATTGGTCGGCTTTTAAAAATCTATTCCCTATCCATAACTTATTCAACACTTCAATCTACTACAAAACACCAATAAATTATGACGACACAAACCATTTGGGATTCTAACCATCGCAATAGGATGCGCAGATTCAGCAATCTACTCCCAACACCTGGAAATGAAGTTGTAATCGCTTGTCTTGAACAGATCGAACTTTTACAACAACAAATCAATCAGTTAGAAGATTCTCACAATAAGATTTTCGATTTATAATTTAACAATGAGACGTGATGCAAAAGATATTCACCCATAAGCCATTAGTAGTTCCTAAGTTAGTAAGAGTCGATAGACCAGGCCTAAGGTATTATGAAAATCCAGAAACCCAACAAGCCTTCACATCAATCACAACCTTAATTTCTCATAATACGAAACATAAATTCGTTAACTGGAGACAAGAGAAAGGTGAAAAGGAGGCCAATAGAATCACTAACCGTTCTACCACACGGGGAACAAAGACACATACCCTGATTGAGCACTATGTCAGCAATCTAGAATTGCCTGATGAGACCACACTTTTTCCTGATGATGATAAGGTTATCAAACTTCTCAACGAAAATGAAACAATTGATAATTATAAATCCCTTCCTTATTTCTTGTTTGAGAACCTAAGACCAGAGCTTAATAAGATTGATAACATCCTTGGACTTGAGATTTCATTATTCAGCGAAATCCTTGGACTTGCTGGTACTGCAGACTGTATTGCAGAATACAATGGTGTATTAAGTATTATTGACTACAAAACCTCTGAGTACATCAAAAGAGAAGACTGGATTAAGGATTACTTTGTTCAGGCCCTGGCTTATCGTTACATGCTTATGGAATTAACGGGTTTGGATGCTAAACAACTTATCATCTTTATGGCAGCAGAAAATGGTCAAATCAAGCCATTCATCAAAACTCAATTTGACCCATACTCAAGAATTTTAAAACGATACATTGATAAGTTCACTTATGACAAAACTCAAGAAAGCAATTGAGCAGCAGTTAGAGAAAGAGTTTGAGAAAAAGTTCATCTCACCAGATCAATTCGCAGAAGCAATCGAGATTTATTATCGAGACAATGAGTATCAAAATTACATTAATGCGATTGCAGATTATTGTGAAGAGCAAGGAATTGAAATAGAGTCCGTACCCAAATTGATCTCTAAGCAATTCAAGAAAAAGATTGAACACCAAGTAACAAAACTCAACTGCCTAACAACAAGACCATTACCAGAACTGGAGCTTTGAAACTAACTCCTTATGAATGTTATACTCTATACCTTGCAATTAAACAACACTTCTCTAATCCGAAGTACGACTTTTTTCAATACAATGGGAAGGTAAGAGCCTCTATAAAGACTTACAATAAAAGGAATGACCGATACTTTTTTGAAAAGCTAAGTAGGAAATACGATAAACAAGAGCTGATCGAATACTTTGTTGCTACCTTTATTATAGATCCAACAATCTGGATTGGTGACCTCAAGCAAAAAGCAGACGATAATTATAATCAATGGAAAGCAAGAATACAATCCTTGTCTTATAGATTCCAAGAAGAACTTAAGGGTTTGACTGAGAATCAACATCTTTATGAATGTGTTCAATTTGAAGAAAATAAGCATCCACCTATTATAAGAGCCTACATCCGAGGTGAGATTTCTCTTGAGACTCTCTTTATCGTTGAAAGTATTTTGCACTTTATGCAAGATAATGAATACGATCCAGTCTTAAAAGAAATCAATCTAAAGATCAAAAAGTATCGTCCGTTCTTTGAATACAACAAAAGCCACTTCATAGAACTGATGAAAGAGATTTATGAGTAATGAATTTATAAAGCTGTATCACGGAGATTGTTTAGATGTTATGAACAGCATACCGGAACACTCTGTTGATCTAATTTTATGTGATTTGCCGTATGGTACAACAGCTTGCTCTTGGGATGTTGTTATTCCATTTGACTTATTATGGGAACACTATAATAGAATTTCTAAACCAAATGCAGTTATTGCCTTAACCTCAGCCCAACCCTTTACAACCCAATTAATTTCCTCAAATTTGTCAAATTTTAAGTATTGTTGGGTATGGGATAAGCACATTCCACGAGGATTTCAAACCGCAAAATATCGGCCAATGAACCGACACGAGGATGTTTGTATCTTTACTACAGGAGGCGGAGCACCTAAATGTTATAACCCGCAAATGGTTAAAAGAGATAAACCAGTGACGGTAAAAAATTATTCTAAGAAAGCCTCATCAAATGACATAGGTAAGTATAATGATTCTAATAAGAAATTTACTTATACTCATAGAAACCCGGATACAATTATTCAGGGTTGTTGGGAGGCTAATGGTGGGAAAGTTCATCCAACTCAAAAGCCCGTATCCCTTATGGAGTATCTTATAAAAACCTACACAAACGAAGGAGAATTAGTTCTTGATAATTGTATGGGTAGTGGTTCAACGGGTGTTGCTGCGGTAAAGAATAATAGGAAATTTATAGGAATCGAATTAAATGAAGAATACTTTACGATTGCCTCACAAAGAATTAAAGATGCTGAAGTTAACATTGAGAATTTATTCTAATAAAAATGAGTAATGAAAGACCAGAACAGAAATATCAAAGATTGTTTGAAGAATTGTATAACCTTTGTAAAGAGCAAGGATGGGGTGATCCTTTCTCTTATGCCAGATCCCGTGAAATCCATCTTGCTTGTATCCTAGGACATAAAATCTGCTCTACTTATTCTGGAGCAGATGCCTTTGATGAGGATGGTGGTTCTGAATACAAGTCAACAACAGCCCGACTTATCAATGGTTCTTATAATGGAATCAGTGTTCAAGATAGTTGGGAAGAGCAGGAACGATACTTGATTGAAGAAAAGATTGGTAAGTATGCCAACCACTACATCGCTCGTTATAATGAAAGCAAGATCGAAGAGATTTGGAAATTATCATCGAATGATGTGCTAACGATCTTATTACCCAAGCTAAAGAAAGACTGGGAAAGAAAGAAATCCAAAGTCTATAAGGATCCAAGACTTTCTGCTACTGTATCATCAACAGAAATTAAACGTTATGGAGAGCAATTACAGTGGCAATAGACAGCAGGGCAGTCCTTTACTCAGATGGTAACAATGATGAATGTTTAACACCAGCCTACGGGGTTACACCGATTCTCAAGTACATCCCCCAAAATGCCATTGTATGGTGCCCTTTTGATACCGAGGAAAGTCAATTTGTCATTCAGATCAGTCAACAAAATCCAGTGATCAATACACACATTTCACTAGGACAAGACTTTCTCACTTATAATCCAGACTTTGACTGGGATGTTATTGTTTCCAATCCGCCCTTTACCAACAAGAGAAAGTTCTTCGATAAGGCTCTGTCTTTCAATAAACCTTTCGCCTTGATTATGTCAAACACCTGGCTCAATGACAGTGCCCCGAAGCAATTGTTTAAGGACAAGGACTTACAACTCTTAATGTTTGATAAGAGAATGAAATTCAATAACCCAGATGGAAGACCCAATGATAAGATAACCTTCTCTAGCAGTTATTATTGCTGGAACTTCCTACCCAAACAAATTATTATGGAGGAACTAGAAGTTCCTCGGAAACGAAACTAAATAAGGATGGGTTGGTAAACCCCTAAAGCTTCCAACGCTAACTTTTATCTTTTTTAACCAAATGTATTCATCTTTTAAGCAACTCAAAAAAGCCGCATCTATGGGCGACCTGACCAAAAAGCTCGTAGAAGAAGCCGAAAAAATGTCAAGTGCCTCATCCTCACGAGATGAGCGTATCTTTAACGTGGAACGAGACAAGAAAACTGGCAATGGTTTCGCCATTGTTCGCTTTCTTCCACCCCCACCGAATGAGCCTTCTGCCTTTGTGAAGCTGGTCAATCACAACTTCAATCACAACGGCAAGTATCTCAACGAAAACTGCCCTAAACATACCCCTGGTCGCACCAAACGCGATTGTCCGATCTGTGACTCTAACCGAGAACTATGGGCAACTGAAATCAAGGAAAATCAGGACATTGCATCCCTTCGCAAACTGAAGACTTCTTATTACATGAATGTCTACATTGTGAAGAACCCTGCTAATCCTGAACTGGAAGGGCAAGTGATGCTTTATCGCTGCGGTGTTAAAATCTTTGAGAAGATCGAAAACGCCCGCAAGCCAAAGTACGAGGGCGATACTAATGTGATTGAACCATTTGACCTTTTTGAAGATGGTGCTAACTTCCGCATCGTCGTAAAAGAGATCAAGGATTCAAAGAATGGTCGAACCTATCCTGATTATGCTGAAAGTGCCTTTGAACAAAAAGGTGCCCTACTTGGTGGTGATGACAATAAGCTAGAGGAAATCTGGAACCGTTGTCATTCTCTCCAGGAAATTATTGGTGAGGATAAGTTCCATTCATACGAGGACATTCAAAAGAATCTTAATCGTGTAATGGGTGCAGCACCACGGGCTAATTCAGTCCAGGCACAAGAAAAAGAACTTGATACCCTGGCTGAAGAAATCAGTGATGCTGATGTAATGAGCGAACTTGCTAATCATTACAAGAAAAAATCAGCACCTAAGACTGTCTCTAGTGTAGAGGATGCGGTTTCCGCTTTCCAAGAACTAGCAGATGATGACGACGAAGAAATGCCTTTCTAAGAGTATAGGCGAATATTATCCCCTTTCTTAAGGGTACGGCTCTCATACTGAGAGCTTTTTTTATACTTCATAATGTTATTAATGTCATCTAGAAGGATATTAATGTATTGAGGTTTGAGTAGATAAATGTTTCTTTTCTTATCCTCTTCGTCCATCTCATAATCATAATTAGTTACTGCTAAAACAAACTCGTTTCTAGGGGTCTGGACAACATAACCCAGGCCCCTATCGAAGAACTCATAATAATAATCATTGCCATCCTTGATAAAATTACCACTTGTATCCCAAGTAGAACCAACCCTGATTCCACTCTTTAACATTACATTACCCAAAGAATCTTTGATTTCTTCTGTTTGATAATGATGAATACCAGAATAGAGATTTTCATAAGATCCATACTTTTCTAGCATTACCTTATCAAAGACATAAGATGGCAGAGGCCATTCTGATTGGACATTAATAATGTTATTGGAAAGGAAAACAATCCAATCAAGGGTAGGATCATTATAGAACTTATCGGCAACCTGATCTGCTCTCTCATCACCTTCAATAGTGTAGTCCTCAAAGTATGCAAGATTAGTAAAAATCTGTGGTGCAATCTGCCCGCGTCTAAAGAAATTTTTGACTGTAATGTAGTCAGAAATCTTTGCCTCTGGTAAAAGACTGATGTAATTAAAATCAGAAACGTAAGAGAAGTAATGTGCCATCAGTATCCAATCGAGTGATCGTCGTTATAATCAACATCATAAAGAGGAATGAGTTCTTGGAATGTTAGATTGATGTTATAAGAAATCATTGTTCCATCCTTATAAGTCATGTAAACATTGTTTGGTGTATAATCGGTCACACAACTTTGCAATGCACACATTTTGATCTTATTGATGCCAGGGTGGTCTTCTTTTTTAGACCCATAATGATACTTTATTTTAAAGACATAGGGCGCTTTTAAGAATAAATTGTTAGGAACAGAAATTGGGGCCATTCCCGTCTTAAAAAATTTGATAATGTTTTTTACTGCGCCTGCCTCTTTTTCACTTCTTGGGGAAAGTCTGAAATTAAATGTGAAAGGTCTTAAAGTGGGCTTTTCAAACAGCAACTCTAGGTTAGGATTGAGGATAGATGCAGTTGCTCTTGATAGTAGGTTTTGAACTGAAATTGCTTGTTCTACTGCATAAATTTTACCCAAGGTCTTACTGGCCTCAAAAAATTCACCTAATTCAGCACCAGCATCTACAAAACCTTTTTGGGTTGGGGTCATAGCTTTAAAAGAAAGGTTAGCGAGCCTTCTTTGCGCGTCGTTTAAGGTACCCTCCCCCCAAGTTACACTATTTTGATCTTGGATTTTATCTTGAACAGGAAGAAAGACCCTAGTTACATACACCTGATCTTCTTTTGTTGCTCTTAGGCGAATAGATGTGGATTCAAAGTTCTTGGTTTCGTCTAGTCTTTCTGATACATTTGGAAACGGTAAATTTGAACTATTTTGATTAGGACCTATTGTATTGTTGATTGCTTTTTTGTACTTATAAAGAGAAAAACTTATTCTATCCTGACCAGGCACTGCACCATCATCCTTCATATCAATAGGATAAATCAAATTCCCACTAGGATGGTGTTCTGGCCTACTGATCTTAGAATTGGGTATTGATGTTAGGGTTGCCCCTGTAATGCCAGCCATTCAGACTTCTCTTTTTATTATTTAGAGCTTAATAGGGTAGAATGTTTGTAGTCTTAAGACATACTCTAATTCCCATTCTTTAATCTCATAAAATCTAGATTGAAAGCCACTATAAACATAATTACGATACATACTTTCAACATACTGCGGTGCATCTCTCCAATGTAGATTAACACCCATTAAGTGGTGCATTTTCTTATCAACAATAATCGAAACTGGATAAACATCAAAATACTTACCACGAGTTTTTGCCCAATACTTAAAAGTATAATACTTTCCAACTTCTAAGGTTTCTTCTTGTCTGCCTAGATTCTGAAGAACCTCAACTAACTTATCCCAATAATAATCAGGGCTTTTACCAGAAGGCATCCGTTCAACCAATTCCTTAACAGAATAAAGCTGCTGCCCCCTACGAACTAGTTCTTCTTTTGTTGTATTGGATAAAGAAGTCCCACTAACATCTGGCCTTATCTGTGCCTGATCCTTTTCAAACTTAAGTCTCTTTGCCCTACCAATAAGGTTTGCAAACTTTAGATTGGTTTCAATCCACTTAAGGACCCAGCGAGTTGCTTTGTTTAGATTAAACATTATCGTTTAGCAAGACCTAATTCGTATTCAGTGATAATCATAAATTCTAGATCATTCTTTTCACAAAATTCTCTTGCAAATTTCCACTTGGATTCGTTCTTTTCATAAGTACGACATTCATTTAAGTAGGTTTGCGTCTTCTTTCTGCCTTCTTTTGGTGGAATGGTTTGCTTATAAGGTTTAATCTCAACAAGATACTTTTTCTCGTTTCCTTGAGCATCCTCAACAATCATGTAGGCATCAGGAAAATAACGTCTGGATTTCATTGTTGATTCATCCCAATACTGAATCGAGAATGGTTCACTGGACCATTTCTTTATACTGCTTGTCTCATCACAGAACTCAAAAAATCTTTTTTCCCAAGAAGAACGAAAAACAATTTCCTTTAAATCCCCAATGTATTTTTGAGGATTTCTTGGTGTAAAAAAGTCTTGTCTCCAGTTCTTTTCGGTCACTAAATACTAAAGATAATCTATAAGTTATTTAGTGGGTAATCCCGTTTTTCCCCCAAAAGACCATAGTATGGTAAGTCTTAAGAGTAAAATCTTAAGGCCTGCCACTTCGTCTAATTATCAATGTTGGTTCCCACCACCATCTCCAGTAATAGATTGGATTCGAGATAAAAAAGCAGCAGGTATTGACCTAGTTCTTGATCCCTCTACTTTTGAGTTAATCAGTCTTAATTGCACTGAGGCATCCTTGCCTGGTTCAACATTTGCAACCACAGAAATTAATGACGATTATACTGGTGTAACCGAACGATTTGCCCATCGTAGACAATACGATGATAGATCAGAATTTACCTTTATTGTTGATAATTCTGTCAATGGTAAAGATGATGGGACTAACTATAGAGTCTTATTGTTCTTTGAATTATGGACACAATACGTTGCCAATGAGCAATACGGAGATAGTGGTGATCGCACCGCTGGTCTAGACGATCCGAATTATTTTTATCGGATGAACTTTCCAGATGATTATAGAAGTCCTTACATTGTAGTCAATAAATTCGAAAAAGACTTTAAGGGAAATTACTTAGAGTATCGTTTTCTTAATGCCTACCCACTTTCGGTTAATAGCATTCCCGTATCTTATGAATCAACCCAGGTATTACAATGTACCGTTTCATTTACTTATACTCGGTATGTTATAAGAACCAGAAAGCACTCAACAGTTCTACCTAGACCCAACACACCCATTCAACCTCAGGTTCAACCAACATTCCCAGAACCACCTACTGGTCCTGTTCCAATTCCAGTTGTTCCATTCACAGGCTAAATAAACAAACCCATAGTCATTGATTTGTATGTCAATTTTACCACGTCCAGTACATCCTGTTTACGAACTTGTTATTCCATCTATTAAGAAGAAGATCAAATTCCGTCCATACCTAGCAAAAGAAGAAAAGGTCCTTTCCATCGCAATGGAAAGTGAGGACATTACAGAAATTGGTAATGCAATTAAACTCATCCTTGAAAATTGCATTATGACAAAGGATGTTGATGTTGAAAAATTATCAACATTCGACATTGAATACCTCTTTCTAAACATTCGTTCTAAGGCTGTTGGTGAAGAGATCGAGCTTAAAGTGCTCTATCCTGACGATGAGGAAGAAACTTATGTTGATGTAAAGATCAACATTAATGACATTAAAGTCCAAGAAACGAAAGGCCATAATAAGGTTATTAAACTTGATGATGAAATGTCAATGATTATGCGTTATCCCACCTTTGATTACTTTATTGAAGAGCAGTTTGAGATGCCAACAACCAATAACGATAAACTGGAAAAAGGTCTCGATCTTGTTGCTTCTTGCGTGGATAAAATCTGCAAAGGTGAGGATATTTGGGTTGCAGAAGACGTGGGTAAGGAAGAAGTTCTTTCCTTTATTGGCGATCTTATGCCCAGTCAATTTGAGAAGATTCAAGAATTCTTGGATACAATGCCCCAACTAAGGCATACGATTAAGGTTCAACACCCAACAAGAACAGTTGAGGTTGATGGTGAAGAAGTTCCAGAAGAAAGAGAAGTTACCCTAAGAGGTATCGTTGATTTTTTTATCTAGCCCTTTCCCATACATCTCTTGAATTTTATTATAGGAGAATGTTTGCTCTTGTTCAATACCATAAGTGGGATCCTAATTGGGTTGATAGTTCGATGCCTTGGGAATTGGATGCTATGTGTGAAATGTTAAAGCAACACCTAGAAGAAGAAAAAGCAAAACAATTACAACAGCAACAGTCCTATAAATAGATTATAATGTAGTGTATTATAATGCCTAGGGCAGCCAATACAAAAGCACCTGACATCAAGGACCTTAATCTTTCGCCTGCTGAATTGGCAATGGCGAAAGATTTTGTCCAAGAGTTAGGTATTGGCACCAAGGACAAATACTATTATTATGCGATCTTATGGTGTAAGAATAACATAAAAGCTAATGGTGATTTTTTATCACCTAATAATAGAAAAAGATTTGATGCAGAAACCGAAAAGGCCTCAAAAAGTGGCGGCCGGCCAGGCGCATTGCATCTTAAGATTCTTTATGAAATCACAGAATTAGAAAGCAATAAACCAGATACAAACAGACCATCTCAAAACACCCCGGCAACCGATAATACTCTCAAACTTAAAAGTGGAATAATCAGCCGATCAGGATCAAGAAGTAGAGTTGACCCACCTAAAGTAACAGTTACTCTTGATAAAACTGAAGTACAAAAAGGGGATTCTTATACTGTAACCTGGAAGTCTGAAAACGCAAATCACGTCTCAAGATCAGCCGGCTTTCCTCAACCTATTGCAAGTAATGAATTAAGTGGTTCTGTTACCTTGGTTGCAGCCAGGATTGGTAGTAAATCTTTTGAAGTTGTTGTAAGAAATGATAAAGGTACGTCTGCCAAGGCAAGAGTTACTATTAACATTGTTGCTGCTCAGGTTGCCCCCAGTGCTCCCAGTAGCTCTACACAAAGACAATCAACTCGTAAAACAAGGCAACCTAGATCAATCAGAACTCCTAGAACTCAAGGAACTGGTGGACTTGATACTGATACCTTAGTTGAGATCAATAAGTCCTTAGGAGGCATCTTAGAGATTCTAAAGAAGCAAAACGCCTTTGTTATTAAAATTGGGAAAATAAGTCGTAAAGAAGCAGAAAACCAAAGACGAAAAAAGAGGGAAGGAATACTTGAGCAAGCCAAGAAGATTAATAGTAAAGTTCTAGAAAAAGTCTTTACTCCTATTAAGAGTATCTTTGAAAAAATTTGGCAATTCATTTTTTATACTTTCTTAGGTAGGGCATTTAGCGACTTTATAAAATGGTTTAATGATCCTAAGAATTCAGATAAGGTTAAGTCATTAGGTCGATTCCTTAAGGATTTCTGGCCACTCATAGCTGGGGCAATAGCCTTTTTCTTTGTTCCATTTAAAGGGTTTATTCTTAAGACTCTTGCCAAATTAACCTTTTGGAGTGCTAAGTTCTTATTATTAAAAAATCCTTTAGCTCTTGCTGCAGCTGCTTTATTTTCTGCTGGTTATATTATTCCTAAATTGTTCCCAGGGCTTGAAGGAGCTAAAGAAAAAGAGATAGAGGAGGCACCTGGAACTAAAGAAGAAAAAATAGCCGAATTAAAAAAGCAAAAAGAAAATTTAAATTTCTTTGAAAGACTTCAGGGAAAGGGTTCTGAAATTGATGAACAAATACAATTCTTAGAAACTGGTGAGGCTAAAGGTTATAAATTTTCTGGCTCTCTGCCCCTGACCTATGCCGGTGGTGGACTTGTCGATAATAGAACAGGTGTTAGAATTAGCGGTGCTGGTGAGGATACACAATTAACAGCCCTTAAGCCAGGTGAAATTGTAATGAATACTCAGGCTGTAAAGGCTGTTGGTGCAAACAATCTACTCGCACTTAACTCTTTATTTGGTGGACCTAATGCCAATAAACCAAGAAATCTAGGTTCTAAACTTATTGGTATGAGCGGTGGTGGTATGGTTGGGGCCAAAAATCCATCCATTAGTGAGGCAGATTATAGTGCCCTTCTTGCTATTTCTGCTGCTGAAGATTTTGCTAATCCTCAAGGTAGGGCTGATGTTGCCCAGGCAATTTATAATAGACTCTATGCTGCAAAGAATTATGGTGAAAACTTTCTTCCTACTGATGGCAAGAATACTATCAAAAACCTAATTACTGGTAATAAGCAATTTGAACCGACCTTTAAAAATAGAGAAGATTGGTTAAACATTAAGGATAGAAATACTGCTGCTATTGCACTTTCCAGGTACAAAAAGATTCCAGTAGAACACGCCTTAAGAGTTATTACAGAAACGGATCAGTATTTAAAGAACCCTGAGTTTCAAAAAAATGCTAGAAAGCACGTTCAAGGTAGAACTTTCTTCTTAGGAACAAAGTACCACGATAACATGAAACCTGGAGATGTTGTTAGAAGTAAAAAACATAATTTCTTCTCGCATTGGACAACTGAAGGAACGCCTTATCATAAAGAAAGAGGATCAATCCCTGCGCCAGTTCCTGTTAATGTCCTACCCAAGAAAAAACCCAAACCTAGTGTAGCCAAAATGCTATTAGGTGCCCCAAGGCCATCTGCTGCCGCCACCCGCTCTAAGGCCCCTCAGAGGGCCTGGTGGGACCCTAGGAAGTGGGTTGGTAAGCGTCGTGGTGGAATGGTGGTTTCTGCCGATTTACCCACTTTTGGTGGTCGCAGTGATGACAGGCATCCAATACTCCTACACAATGAAACCTCAGTAACACCATTTCTCGCCCAGGCAGGGGAGCAAGTTTATGTTATTCCCAAGACAGTTGTTCAAAGAGGTGGTGTAAACATTATTGATAA